ATTGTTTTAGGCTATTACCGAGTAGTTAGCGGTGCAGATATTACTTGGAATGCTGCAATAGATGCTGCACTTGCTTTGTCAATAGTTGGATTTACAAGTGGATGGAGACTGCCGAATAAAAGAGAAATGGAAAACATATTTAACTATTCACTTTCCTTTGGCATATCTTACGCACCTTTTAATTTTCCAAATAACGCAATTTGGACTTCAACAACTTATACTGCATCCACTACTTTAGCCTATGTTCATGCGGGTAGCTGGATAAACCTAAACGGAAAAACTGGATTAAACGCTCGTTGGATATCTTGCCGAACTTTCACAGTATCAGGAACAACTTTAACTTAATAATTATGACTTATAAATTCGAACAGTTTAATGTAGAGATTTTAAATCCTACAATTTTAGTAAATCTAAACACAATTCAAGACAAAGCAGTCGACCAACTTTTAAGCGTTGATGTTGTTTTGACTACCGATACTGCAAAGTTTGGAGTTACTGCATATGATATGCCTTACACCGATACTTGGGAAGATAACGAAGTTGAAGGAATGGTTTTAATTTGGTTAAAACAATTTGAGGTATAAAATAGTTTTTATATTAATTTAGCAGAATGTCTACTTACAAAGTAAAATACGCAACGAGAAATAAACTCGCAAGAGCCTTGCAGCAAGAAATAAAAAAGTTGGGCTTGATTGACTACGGTACAATGTACGATAGTGTGCGTATTTCTGCAATGACGGGAACGGAACTAAATAGAATTGATATAACAGTAAGCGTTATGTATTACTATTTTTTCTTAGATGAAGGAACGATTTACATTGATGCGTTTGACATTACTGATAGATGGCTTGATAGCCCACAAGTTCAAGCTATAATCGGAGAAATTACACAAGATTATATTCAATGGCAATTCGAAAAATATCCGTTACTTGAAATGGCTAAGATTCTAAACAATCCAAAAGTTTTTGTAAACTTTAATTGGATAGATGAGAATGAACTACCTTACAAACTACCTGGAAGAAACATACAAAATTAAATTTCTAATTCTTTTTTCATTCCTAAAATATTAAAGGCAAAAACTAGATTAAGTTCTAGTACGTCTTTTATTTTAGTTACATCTTCATTTGCTAAATTGTAAAGCGTATGCTCCCAACTCCATCGGTTAATTTTGTCTTCCGCTTCTTGCTCTTTTAAATCTTCCTCGTCTAGTTCTGCATCGTCAAGTTCGTCTTCGTCAAAGATTGGGTTAAATAAGTTTTCGTACACTTTTAAGAAGTTCTCACGATACTTAATATACTCGGAGCAGATTCCATAGACCGATGTAATTGGTAACTCATTAAACTGTTCCTTGCGCTTTTCAATATTAAACGAATAATCTTCATAAATCAATTCTTCCCATTCGCTTAGTTTAGTTTTACGGTACAAAACTGAACATATATAAGTCAAGTGCTTAACGTAATCATTGGCGAAGTAGTACTCCAGGTCGATAAACTCACCTAGCTTTAAATCGTTCAATCCAATGTAAACAAAGTTATTTACTTCGTTCTTATAGATATTTGTAGGCTGCTTTTTTATGAATGTAACTTGCTTAATAACCTTTGAAAGTTCGTCTATATCCATATCATCGAATTCGTCAACGTCAACATCCGTTAAAATAGATAAGCATTCTATTTCGTAACTAAATAAAGAGTCAAAGTCTTCGTTGTTCAAAGACCTCAACTCAATAAATTGTTCAACAGTTATATCATTCCACGATTTGGGTAGCTTCAACTTGTATATCTTTAGCAGTTTTACCTAATTTTTGACCTATGTAAGCAATGAAAGGAATAGCAATGTTTGCTTTTTGTTCCTTAAACATCTTTGATTTTAGAGTTAAATGTGAATCTCCGTAATGTTCTGCTTTAGTTAGGTCAGTTCTTTTGAAAATAATAGCCATAACTCTAGAAATATAATTTTCGGGAGATGTAGAAACTGCTTTTTCAATCATTTTCAAATCACGAACATTCAATTTAAACTCGTCTTCATAGGCTTGGTAAGTATAGCCATCGAATTCAATTGATTTAAGAAACTTTTTTGTAGGCTTTTTCTTAGTATCGCAAAACTCCTTGACAATCTCCGTAAACTTTTCAAAATCCAAATCATAAACTTCGTCTTCGGATGCGCCTAAATCAATAAATATCTTAGCCCATTTTTCGAATTGGTCAAGTTCAGAATTATTCATTGTTGCGCTCAACTTTTCAAATTGCTCAATTGTAAGTTCAGTCACTTCGTTGTTAATCTTTGTTGTTCCGATTTTTACCATAGCGTTTTTTTAGCAAATATACAAAAATATAACAAAAAAAAACTTACTCCATTATAATGTATGGCGAATGACATTCCTATTTTTAAAGTTACGATTGATGAGGAGTATTCCGATGGTGAAATCTTAGGAATTGAGCAAGTAGCGTTTACTTCTAAACCTGCTATCTTAGTTAAAGGAATGGCTTTTAACAGTCACGCTAAAGTCATGCAGTTTGCAGATGAGCCAAAGATGAGAATTGTTGCTCCCGCAATGATTCCGATGGATATTTACCGCAACGATGAGGAGGGAGAATATTACGTTCAATTTTCTGAGCAAGAGATTGAAACTATCTACTCTGATTTCATGCAGAATCTAAACAACAAAAATCTTTTCAACTTAGAGCATGATGCTGGTCAAACTGTTCCCGCTTACATTCTTGAAAGTTGGATAGTTGAGAATCCAAAAGAAGATAAAGCATTTAGTTCTTATGGTATTGAAGTACCAAAGGGAACGCTTATGCTAACTGCGCAGATTACGGACAAAGATTATTATAATAAACTTGTTGAAAGCGGACAAGTTGGTTTCTCAATTGAGGGGTTTCTAGGCTTGAAGTTAAGTATAAACAAACAAATAGAAAACAGTATGAATTTACCTGATGGAGAACATCTGATTGAAGGCAAAATCTACGTTGTAAAAGACGGAGAAGTTGTTGAGATTAAGGATGCACCCGAAGCTGAAGTGGAAGTCGAAATGGCATCTACCGAAGAAGTAATTGAAGAAGAGGTAGCAATGACTGAGGAAGTAGAAGAAGAAGTAGTAGTTGAAACTGCAATGGCAGTAGACCCGACTGCAGACGCTGAAGCTATCCTTGCAATCGTTATGCCTACAATCGATGAAAAGTACAACGAATTAATTCAGTTAATAGCTGAAGTAAAAGCAATGATTCCAGCTCTTGAAGAAGAAGAAGTGGAAGTTACCGAGCAAAAATTAACTGCTCATGAAAAGTTAATGAAGTTTAATAAATTTAATCAAGATTAAAATGTCAAGAAAATTAAAATTCGATTTAGACATCGAAACAAACGCACTACTTTGTGCTAATCCTAACGAGTTCTACTCTCGTGCGTATATTACTGAAGATATCGTAGACAACTACCGTACTTTACCAGGTATTAAATCAGCTACTAAATTAGCTAACGTTACTTTTGGTAACATCCTACAATCTTCAACTTGTGCTTTTTCTGCTCCTACTGATGCTTTGGATGCTATCGACATTGATGTTTGTGCTTTGTCAGCAATGGCTCAAATTTGTCAGTTTGACCTTGAGCAATCTTTCCTTTCTTTGCAAATGGCTGCGGGAAGTAACGGAAGTTTTGAAGTTGCTTCTTTCATGAGTTACTATTGGGAAACAATGTCAATGCAAATTGGAGAAGATGTTGAGTTATTGAGATGGCAAGGTGATACTGATTCATTAGACCCTCTATTGGCTTTGTGTGATGGTTACCTTAAGCGTTTATTGGCAGATGCTGCTGTAGTTGATGTTGCTAACGTAGCTATTACTTCTTCTAACGTTATCGCACAATTAACTGCAATTTTGAATGCTGCTCCTGCTACTATTAAGCGTAAGAAAGCTGACTTAAGATTCTATGTTTCTTCAAACATTGCGACTGCTTACGAATTGGCTGCTGCTTCAGGTAACACTCAAACGTTTGTAACGCTTCCTTTGGCTTTGACTTTCTTAGGAATTAAAATGGTAGTTG